TAACGCGGATGATAGCGAAATATCTTGGTATAAAAATGGCACAATACAGATGTCTTCGCCATATACACTTACCGACACTACAAACCTAACTCTTGCAATGTATCACTTTTCAGGTGCGGGTTCGTGCCAATCAACATTAGTCACAGACGAGAATAAGTTTAGCTACACTCCCCCCACTGATGCGTTGTCACTATCCACAGCCAACTTCCCAGAACCTACCATCGGGCCTAATAGCGCAGAGAATGTGACAGACTACTTTAAGACTGTACTTTACACAGGCAACGGTACAGCTATCGGTTCAGGCGGGAAGGCCGTGACAGGGGTGGGCTTCCAGCCCGACATGGTAGTTATAAAAAACAGGGATGCTGCTGATTCGTGGATGGTTTTTGATAATTTGCGTGGCGTTGAGAAGTACATGGAGTGGGATACTCAGGACTTAGAGGTAACTGACACAGAATCCTTGTCATCGTTTGATACAGACGGGTTCACTGTCGGAAGCAATGTTGCTGTAAATACTAGCAGCGAAGATTATGTTGCTTACTGTTTCAAGGAGCATACAGGCTTTTTTGACCTGCTTTTATACACAGGCACAGCAGCTAACCAGAACATCGCGCATAATCTAGATGGCGTACCGGAGTTTATCAGTTGTAAAAACAGGCCGACTCAAAATAAGAACTGGATAAGCTACGCTGGAACTGACCCCGGTGTGACAGACCCTGAAACAGACTTCATATACATTGATAGTAATGCAGCAAGAACAGACAACAACACTATTTGGAATGACACTGCACCAACAGCTTCGCAGTTTACTCTCGGAAGCAATACAACTCATAACACAAATAACGAGTCGCATCTTGCCATACTGATAAAAAGCATGGACGGAATGTGTAAAGTTGGCGGGTATGTCGGCAATGGCTCCAGTGACGGCCCATATGTTTACACCGGTTTTATACCTGCGTTTATTATGGTTAAAAGAACTGACTCGGCAGATAACTGGAACACATTGATTGTTCCGGCAAGCCTCACAAACGGCCCAAACGACCATTGGGTAAACGCAAACCAAAGTGCAGCTGAAGGCAATTCAATAGATATTTACGACCTTCTTTCTAATGGTTTCAAATTACGTTCATCAGCAGCAGCAGTAAACGCATCAGGCGGTTCATATATCTATGTGTGTTTTTCAGAAAACCCTTTTAAATACTCAAACGCAAGGTAACAGACAATGAGATACTACGACATAACCAACTCGGCTATAGTCAGCGAGAGGCAGATTCTCAAGGCTAACCCGAACACCAGCTTTGCGTTGCCTCTGAGTGATGCTGCTTTGGCTGATTTAAACATGGCTGTGCTTCAGGAAGATACCCGCCCAAGCTACGATGCAGATACGCAGACAGTCATTGAGGGTGCTGTTGAGGAACGTGAAGGCTCTTACTTTCAGACGTTTAGCGTTATTGACCGTTCTGCTGAAGCTATAGCTAATGACTTGGCTAACAAGAAGGCTAATGTTCGCGCACAGCGTAACGCACGACTGGCTGAGACTGATTGGGCTATGATGCCTGACTCTCCTCTCAACGACTACGACAAAGGCTTGATGGCAAACTACCGTGTTGCTTTGCGTGATGTCCCGGCACAGGATGGGTTTCCGAACAACCCGCTACCTGAAGGCCCAGACCAGAGGCCGTATGATTCATGGACATACAACGCTATCGACTTCATCTGGGAAGCACCTCTGCCCAAGCCGGATGGTGAAGCATACTGGGACGAAGACGCTTATCAGGAAGACAACACAACCGGATGGGTAACTATAGGAAGCTAATATGATAGAAGTGGCAGTAGCAATTAGCTTGGCTAACTCTGCTTTCACTGCACTAAAGACGGGGATACAGAGGGGAAAAGAACTAAAAGAAATGGGGGATAGCTTGGCGAAGTTCTGGGATGCGAATGACCAGATAGCCCAAGCAAAGATAGAACACGAATCCAAGCCTTATGTAACTAAAGTGTTTGGTGCTGAAAGCGTAGAAGCCGAAGCTATGCAGATAACGATGGCTAAACACAAAGCAGCACAGATGGAGAAGGAACTGAGAGAGTTTCTAATCTACACAGGAGAAGGTGACTTTTACAGAGATATGTTGCGGGAACGCAGAAAGATAAAGCAACGTAGGCTAGAACAGATAAGAGCAGCAGCACAGCGTAAGAAAGACTTGATAGACATAACGATAGTAGTTGTTGCAGCAGTGGTAGTAATAGGCACATTAATAGCAGCCGTTTCAGCAGTAGCGAGTGTATAGATGACCGAACAAGAAATAGAAGTTTTAATCGACAGAGCAGCCAGAGAAGGTGCTAAACAGGCACTGAGAAACATTGGGCTGTCTGACGAAGAAGCCTATGATGATGTCAAAGAACTAAGGTCTTTACTGGAAACTTGGCGTGACACTAAGAAGACTGTGGGTCAGACCATAGCTAGGATGCTAACTACTGCACTGTTGGCTGCTTTAGCTACTGGTGTTTGGATGAACTGGGGTGGTAAGTAATGCTAAATCTTATTGGTAGTCTAGCTGGCCCTATAGCAGGGATACTAGACAAGTTCATAGAAGACAAAGACAAGAAGGCTGCTTTGGCTCACGACATAGCTACTATGGCAGAGAAACACGCTCATGAGGTAGTCAAAGCACAGCTAGAGATAAACAAGAAAGAAGCTGAACACCCCTCTCTGTTTGTGTCAGGGTGGAGACCAGCAGTAGGCTGGGTCTGTGTCTTAGGCATGGCAGGTAACTTTATTACTATCCCGTTTACTAACATGATACTAGAGCTACTAGAGTACGATGTGGTTATCCCACTGATTGACATGGAGACTCTGTTGCCTGTCTTGTTAGGTATGCTTGGCTTAGGTGCTATGCGCACTGTAGAGAAAGTTAAGCAGGTAGAGAGGAAGTCATAATGTCTAACGGTTCATTAGACACACAAATAGCATTTCAAAACCCAACGTCTTTTGTAGATGATTATCTTAGACGTCAACAGGAGGCAGGGTTTGTTCCAGACTCTAGTGTTTATTATTGGGACTTACGCAATATGTTTCCAGCAGTTACTACTGGTGGTTCAGCAGCTATAGGAGGCTTACCAGATGCTGCTGCTGCTTTCGCTAAGTATCAACAGATTGCTCCCGGCACAGAGACACCACAACCTGCACAGATAATACAAGACGTACTGAACAACCCTGTTTACTCAGCAGAGCAGAAAGAGCTAATCCTAGAAGGTTACAGACAGAACATAGGCTTAGACGAAGATTTATTTAATGTTATTAGAAACAGTGCTATGGGTACTGTGTACACTCAGGAAGAGCTAGAGGACATCTTTAAAAATACTACTGACTCTGATATACCAAAGACTCCTAAAGAGTTATTTCAAGAGTCAACCATAGAAGAAAAGCAAGAACAGATTCAAAGCATCTTAGATGAAAGCCCTGATGCTACTATTGATGACATTCTTAGAGTCATGCAAAACTGGGGTATTTCTGCTGAGCTATTTAAATCTGCTACAGGTTATTATCCTAGAGGCTATGTAGCTCAACGTGACGGTACTGGAGGAACTGGGGGCGAAGAGGGAGGAGACGATGATGAGTGTCAGCCCGGCTATGAAAAATGGAATGGCTCTTGTGTAGCTGTGTGTAATGCTGCTGCTGGTTATGTAAGAGATGAAGACCCTTCTTCCCCTACTTATGGCTCGTGTGTGTTAATGGATGATGGGGGCAATGGAAAAGATAATGGTGGAGAAGACACGGGCACTGAAGAGTGTAAACCGGGGCAGGTAAGAGATGAAGACCCTTCTTCCCCTACTTATGGGGCTTGTGTGCCTATAAAAACAGGAGGAGATGATGGAGGAGATGACGGACAAGGAGATAATGGAAAGACTTGCGCTACTGGTTATGTCTATGATGAAGCATTACAGAAATGCGTGCCTATAAAGAAAGAAGTTACTGGGGGTGGTGGTGACTTAAACGGCCCTACAGATACAACAGTTACAGGATTACCTCAAGAGTCTACAACAGAAGCAGGTGGAGTAGGAGGGCTGTTTGCTATGGCTGCTAGTCCTACTAGAACAACAGACGAAGTATTAGCCCCTGATTTAGCAAAAATTGACCTTAATATTCCATTGTTAGGCAGACTAACACAGGCAAGACCTATGGCTGCTCCTCAGTATTTATTAAGCGGTATATCACAGCGATTTAGAGTGTAAACATGACATATTTAAACTTAGTAAACAACGTCCTGAAGAGACTGCGTGAGGCAGAGGTAACTACTGTAACGCAGAACACCTACTCTAGTATGATTGGAGAGTTTGTGAATGATGCCAAAGAGTTTGTAGAAGACGCTTGGGACTGGTCTGCTCTGAGGACTACCATCACAGTGTCTACCGTGGCAGATGACAATAGCTACTCACTGACTGGCTCAGGCATCAAAGATAAGCTGTTAGATGCTATCAACGATACCTCTAACGTCAGACTGAAGATGGAC